ATCAACGTCCCACGTAAAGTGGATAAGTTGGTCGGGCGCGTAGATGTGGACCGCTGTGCTGCCCCGAACCAGTGCGTACCCACGCATCCACAACCACGCCATCCGAGGGCTGTAGGTGATGTCGGGGGGGGCAGGCCACGTCACCAGATCAAAGCCCGGCACACTCGCGTCGTCCTCGTAACCAACCCACTCAGCTGGGATGCGCAGGAGCTGCTTGATGGAGTTGAACTGATCCCCGATGGTGAGCGTGGCTGGACTAGGGCCAGCATGGCTTGCAGGCACAAGTGAGCCGCTCTGGGTGTTGGGGTATCCATACTGTGCGACCACGGCCTGCCCCAGCACTGGCACCGCAAACTCGAAGTCCGGAAGGGCCCTCACCTTGACAATGAAGTCGACAGTGGACGTGACGGTCTGGGGGGCCAACAATGGCTCCACGCAGGTCACGTACAGGGTCCCAATGGACTCAAACATGTTGTGCCAGGCCTTTGGGCTCACCCACTCACACTTGAAGGACACGTGCGAGCTCTCCCTCAGGTCCCAGAACATGGCGTTGTCCGTACTGGAGTTGGGATCGCCTTGGTAGAGGAACAAGGAAGTATTGGACTGGGTGGGGTGGAAGGCCACGCGCAGACGCCCTCCATGCATGGTGGTCTTGACCGCCTGGATGTTGAACTCAAACCCACCCCGCCAGTACCGAAAGCCCTTGGACAGCCAATAAATCGGCGTGGGCCACACGTAGGAATTGGCGGCCAGAGCAGTGGTCAGCGCCATGGATGACTTGAAACCATAAACCATAGCGGAGGGCTTGAGGTCGATGGCACACAAGTTGGCGTTCTGCGCGGTGGTCGGGGTAAAGGCAAAGCGGGCGACGGGTGCGGGTTGGCTCAGAATGAAGGCGAAGGACATCTCATCGAGCTTGGTGCCAGACAGGGCGTAGAACTCCACGCTGCTGTCGTGGTAGAGACCCATGTTGTGGCTGAGCTCGTTGCCATCAATGTTCCACTCACGCACAGTCGGCTGACTCAACACAGGACGGATGGCCTCGGCGGACCACGGCTTGCTGTAGCCCCAGGCCTGAGCCAGTCCCGCCAGCTTGCGCGCCGCCCACGCCGCAGTGCCAGTGACCGAAGTCAACACAGGCACGTTGTCATACATGAACTGGAAGGCGGCCCCCGCCGAGGCCAGCACGCCGCTCAATTTGGCGGGGGGCACCTCCTTGGCCATGGCCCCAGGCCCCTTGCCGGTCTTCACAAAGCTTCCCGACTGGCTGACAATAGTCTCGGTGGTGCTGGCGCCACCCATGGGCTCCACGTCCTCAAAGTGGTACCACACGGTATAGTGGGGCGGTGGATCTCCGTTGGGCAAGCCGATGGACACCGTGTTAAAGCTCACACGGCCCAAGGTGTCTCCCGTGACTTTGTTGAGGAAGTAGTTCTTGGGGTGGACCCAGGGAATGCGAAGGATGAGGGTGTTCGTCTCGCACAGGTTGGCCTCCACTCCAGGCAGCTGCAGCAGCGGGACGATATGGCCAAACTTGTCCGGCTCCTGCACGCCGAACGGTGTCCCAAAGAAAGGCCAGAACGCCAGCTTGAACAGGCCCGCCTGGAAGGGGGTGGTGGAGAGCTGCACACGAATGACGATGGACATGCGGAACCCGTACACGTTGTTCATGGTTGACCAGCCCGGATGGTTGAAAAAGAAGTCGTCGCTGAGATCATAGGTGAAGGCCGCCGCCGCATAAGCCGGGACGAGCCCACCCGTGCTGCGAAAGGGACGGGAAAGGTGCTTGTTGAGGTTGGAGATAGCCTCGCTGTCAGGACGGTAAAGAGGAGAAGGTATCGCCGCAGCTCCCATAACTGACATGGCGGTACACGCGTTGCCGACAAAGTGCGCCAGGACCTCCTGCTCGCTGGTGCTGGGGTTGGTGTTCTGGTCGGTTGTAGCACACTGCTCCACCTCATCCACCAGTCGGACCGGCTCCATCTCACCCGCCTGAGACACTATGGCCGGCAAAGGAGCCCACCACTTGTCACCTAGGCCACGCGACCGCTGCTGCCACACCTGACACTCAATGGGGTCCACGGGCAACCAGTTCAGCTGCTCACGCGCGGCACGAGCGATCTGGGGCGCAAACCTGTTGAACACCTCCGAGCCATGGTGCGAGAGCTCGCACAACGTTGTCTCCACAACGAGCGGGAGGGTGGTGTGCAAGGTGCGCTTGTCCATCGACCAGTACGAAGCATAAAGCGCGCTCTCCAACTTGAGCGGGCAGTACACAACGCCATCCTCGACCCTGAAACCCCGGCTGATGAGGCTAGCCTCTTCGATGCTTCTGCTAGCCGGAGTGGTCAGCTCCTCCTTGCGGTCCGACGTGTAGATCAGCCCCGACACCAGGGGCATGAACTTCTTGAGCGTGTGGAAGTTGTAGCGGTCCAAAACGACACGTGCAATGTTGCTGGCGTTGTCGTCGCCATACACGATGGACTTGACGAACGACCAGTACTCGCGCGCGGTGGCCACATCCGTGGCCTCCTCAAAGCACATGATCAGGCAAATGAGCACGTAGAGCGAGTTGAAGTTACCAGTCCCAAAAATCCCGCTAGGCAGGTTCTTGAACCACTGGACCACCGTCCGCGCTGGGCCAGGGCCATCAGGCACCACATGCCGGGACGCGATGAGCTCCTCGAGGAGCACCCTGCGCACGAGCTCCTCCTCC